ATTAGATAGCACAGATCATAATAAAGAATGGTTGTATAAAGAGACAGAAAAATTCTGTAAAGACAAGGCAATTTATAATGCAATCCTTTCATCTATTGCAATCATTGATGGGAGAGACAAAGCAAGGACCGAGGACGGCATCCCACAATTACTACAAGAAGCACTAGGTGTTTGTTTCGACAATAATGTTGGACATGACTATATTGAAAGTGCAGATAAACGATATGAGTTTTACCACCGAGTAGAATCTCGTATACCCTTTGATCTAGATTATTTTAATAAGATCACTAACGGCGGTATGCCTAACAAGACTTTGAATGTTTGTTTGGCAGGTACAGGTGTTGGTAAGTCTTTGTTCATGTGTCATGTGGCTGCATCTGTTTTATCGCAGGGCAAAAATGTTCTGTATATAACTTTGGAAATGGCTGAAGAAAGAATTGCGGAACGTATTGACGCAAATCTTATGAACATTACTATGGATCAGTTAAAGGACTTGCCTAAGTCTTTATTTGATAGTCGTATTGAAAAAATTAGAAACAAGACTGAAGGCACTCTAATCATTAAAGAGTATCCTACTGCTGGAGCACACTCTGGACACTTTAAATCTTTGTTGAATGAATTGCAACTAAAGAAACAGTTTAGACCAGATTTGATTGTTATTGACTATTTGAATATTTGTGCCTCATCTAGATTCAAGGGCGGTGCTAATATTAATTCTTATACTTTAATTAAGTCTATTGCAGAAGAACTTAGAGGCTTGGCAGTTGAAGAGAATGTTCCTATTCTAAGTGCCACACAGACAACTCGAGGTGGGTATGGAAACACGGATGTTGAATTGACTGATACTTCAGAATCTTTTGGTTTGCCTGCGACTGTTGACTTTATGTTTGCTTTGATATCCACAGAAGAAATGGAAAATCTAAATCAGCTAATGGTAAAGCAGTTGAAGAACAGGTACAATGATCCGACAATAAATAAAAGGTTCGTCATCGGTGTAGATAGAGCAAAGATGAAGTTGTATGACCTTGAGCAATCAGCACAAAAAGGTTTGACTGATTCTAATATTAGACATGATGCTCCTAAGAAATCTGGCGCAGATCCTGCATTCGATGGTATTTTTAGTAATCTTTCTCAAAAGAGAGATTTTTCAAAGATAAGAGTTTAATGCTAAAATTAAGCAAAACGAGATTATCTGATACATCTTTAAAAGTTGGTACAGATTCGCAATTGGTTTATATCGATTCTGTTATACCTTTAGATATCAAAGAATTGAAATTGAACCAGGGACTTAAATCGGAACAAACATTTGAAGGACTAGCTTTGATTGGTTCTAAAAGAGATCATTCAAATATAGATCTTACCAAAACATTATTTGATGAGTTATATGAATAATAAATAACAAACACCGGAGACACAAAATGCTTGTATCAGTTTTGGGCGCCAAGGATAGAAATTTAACTAAGCTATTAAAGTTGGCAGCTCGATCATTTGCTGATAAACTTTTGTCTCCGCAGTTAATAAAAAACATCTCAATCAAAGTTGTTATAAAAAATAAAATGCAAGCAGGTGGATACTGCGACTTTAAAGAAGAAGGGTTGCCCCTGCCTAGAAGTTTCGTTATAGAAATTTGTAGGACCAAAAAGAAAATACATATGTTCTTAGTTCTCGCACACGAAATGGTTCATTTGAAACAAATGGCTATTGGGGAAATGAAGGACAGATATATTAAAACAAGATACGTAACCGTTTGGAGGGGAGACAAATACGAAGACGATGTTTCCTATTGGGATCAACCATGGGAGATAGAAGCATACGGTTTGGAAAATAGCTTAGTTGCTAAATTCCTAATAGAGCATAACCAATTTAAAAATCTGAGACAAAAACAACAGGATTGGTTTGTATATGATGAACCAGAAAATGAATTGACTGATTGACAGGAGTACATCATGCGATTCTAATTAATTATAAGGAGAAGTAATGGAACAATTAACCTTTACATTTTATGATATCGTACAAATAGTTTTAATGTTGACTGCGTGCTATGCGTGTAAAGCATATGGGTATCAAAAGGGAATATCAGATACTGTGGGATTTTTCGAAGACAAAGGTATCATAGAATTAACAGATGATGATGATATCGTCAAAAAAACCAAAGAGTAATAATAAAATATTACCGTTCAAATACCCTAGCAAGGACTAGGGTATTTTTTTGAATTGCTTGACTTCTTGTCCGAAAGCACATATAATAATGGAACATTGAGGAAATGTATATGAACTTTTCAATAGGTGCTTCAGTAGAACTTACTACAAAATGGAAGTCCAATATTTTGGGCAAGGATCACGACATCAATACCTTTAAGGGTAAAGTCGTACCTAATCCGAAATGGCTGGACAAAGATTATGTATCGGTTCGAACTGGGAATCCATTGTATCCCATATCGCATATCCACAAGAAGTTTATTGTAGGCCACACCTTCTCTGAGAATAGAAGCACTGAGCGTATCTTCCAAGTCAAATCAAAAGCGTCAGGCAAGATTTACACCGTGATTTCTGCCGACGGAAATGTGACTTGTGATTGCGTTGGTTTCCAATTCCGCAGAATGTGCAAACATACAGCCAAAGTTAAGGCGATGTTGTGAAAGAACAACATCTAAACTTAATGCTTGACAGGTATGGACAAAGGCTATATAATAGAGTTTGAGAGCATTAGTTCTCGGTGAATTGAAATTTATATCATTTTTTAAAGGAAAGACAAATGTCTAATTTTACAGTTGCAGGTGTTTCTACTCAGCATGGTATCACTAAAGTTCGTTTCGCGAATGATATCGTTTCTCGTACTAAGATCTTGGCCAAGGGCGGACATAGTCCTCTCGAACTCATTGAGTTGCCCAGGGCAATGACCAAGGCAGAAGCTTGTCAGCATCTTCTAGATACTGGTGGTGTTTTTGCACAATGGTCTAGTCTTATTGTTGAGACCATGGACAAGAAAGAAAGCAATGCTGTTGCGCCGAAAGCTAAAGCAGTTAAAGCGCCTAAAGCTAAAGTAGCACCTGTTAAGGCATCCAAGCCTGCAGTTACAAGCAAACCGAAAGTTAATAAGCCTAAGGTTGAAGAAGATCTCGAAGTGACTGAGATCAAAGAAATTGCAGAAGCTTTGATGTAATATATGGGGGCTTGCCCCCTTTACATAAGGATTCGTATGACTAAGATTGGTATAGTTGGTTTAGGTATTGTTGGTGGTGCAATTGCAAATGCTACAAGCTTTATGAATACCTCGATTGTTATTGTAGATAGTGATCCTAATAAAGGAACTCATACCTACGATGATTTAATGCAATGTGACGGAGTGTTCATATGTACACCAACACCTCAAAGTGATGATGGTACTTGTGACGTAAGCATTTTGTTATCAGTATTAGATAAACTAAAAAATTACGATGGTGTAATTATTAGTAAGTCAACTGCTCCTATTGGAGTGTATACTGAACTAAATGAAAAGTATCCCAATCTAGTTCATTCTCCAGAATTCTTAACCGAAGCAAATGCTTTTCATGATTATGTTCAAGGCGAGTTTGCCTTTATTGGGGGACGAGTAAAAGCATATCAACGAGAAGCCGAGCGATTGATTCGGTTGACGCAACCGAATCTTAAAGTGGTAACACATTGTTCGATAGGTGAAGCAGCACTTGCTAAGTATACTATCAATACATTTTTAGCAACTAAAGTATTATTCATGAATGAAATATATGACCTTGCTAAGAAAACAGAGTGTGATTTCAACCTTGTATCTAAAATGGTTACGCAAGATAGACGAATAGGTGCTAGTCATATGAGAGTCCCTGGTCCAGATGGAAATTTTGGATTCGGTGGCATGTGCTTCCCCAAAGACACTGCTGCACTTTTAAAATTTGCACAGACGCAAGGCGTAGATCTTTCTGTGCTTGAAGCAGCAATAAAGAAAAATAAAGTTTTTAGAAACGACGTATAAAGACATATAGTTGTATAAATATTTTTAACACATAAAAGAGAAATAAATGTTTTCATTAAACCAGCCCATTATATGCAAGGATTCCTCAGGTAGACACCTACCAGAGGCCTTTGCACGTAATTATACATGGAGTATACAAAGGGTTTGATGTAAGATAGTATTTTTCTAAACTACAAGAACCCTCGGTACCCCTAAAGTCCGAGGGTTTCCTTTTATAGACTTTTTAATAACCTTGTGCTTGACAGGGTTACTAAAAGGTGTTATAATTAGCACATGGATCAAAGAGATCTACAATTGTTCATTAAAAATTTGCGTACCATTTTTCCTCTTGTAGCTCAAAGGTAGAGCACCCGGCTGATAACCGGGAGACGTTGGTTCGATACCATCCGAGAGGACCAGATGTCCCGTTCGTCTAGAGGCCTAGGACGCTGCCCTTTCAAGGCGGAAACACGAGTTCGATTCTCGTACGGGACGCCATATTAAAACACATTTCAGGTTGGACAATCTTCCGGAGATTGTTATTTGGACTTGTAGACAAGTTTTGATACTTGTCGTAGTTAAGATACGGAGTGTGTTCTAATATGGTAATGTATCGGTGGCAGAGCGGTCCAATGCAAGTGATTGCAAATCACTAAAACCGGGGGTTCGAATCCCTCCCGATACTCCAATATAATGCTTGACATTTATTGTACAGGTGTTATAATAGAAATAAGATAGGTCCTAAAGTGTTCATGGACGCACGCTAGCTTGTCACGCTAGAAGAGTGGGGCTCGATACCCCCTAGGACCGCCATATTTTAGAGATGCCCCGGTGGTGGAATGGTAGACACGTTGGTCTTAGAAGCCAATGTCGAAAGGCGTGAGAGTTCGAGTCTCTCCTGGGGTACCATAAATATGTGACAAGATATTGGGCTGATAGTGATAATGGGAGCACAGGGGCTTTGCAAGCCTTTAGTCGGGGTTCGATCCCCCGTCGGTCCACCAATAATAATGAGGTTGTCATGTTACATATAATAAAATCTCTTACAGATAGTTTTTTTAGTTTATTGAATGAGGATCCTGTTAGACCGAACATTCCGACTACGGAACGAGTAGGTGATAACAAAGATATCTTTGTTCTTCGGGATACAAATGATAAAGTATTAGCAATCACATGCGTAAGTTATCAGAACAATGTTCCAACAAAAGAATCTGAGTTGTTTGAAAAAGTAAACAATCCAGACATTGCGGTATTTTATACGATATGGAGTTATGCACCAGGTGCAGGCAAAACGCTTATATTTGATGCAGTAGCCCACATAGAAAATAATATGCCATACATAAAAAGGTTTGTTACATTGTCTCCTAAGACAGAAATGGCAAAGCGTTTTCACTTAAAGAACGGTGCTATTGTTTTTAGAGAGAATGAAGAAACCGTTAATTATGAATATGTCCGTGTGTAGCGCAGTCAGGTAGCGCTCCTGGTTTGGGACCAGGCGGTCGGAGGTTCGAATCCTTTCACACGGACCAAATTTTTTGCTTGACTTTTATAGTCAAGTTGTTATAATAAGATATTCCCTAGTAGCTCAGCGGTAGAGTAGATGACTGTTAATCATTTGGTCGGTGGTTCGATCCCACCCTGGGGAGCCAAGTATTTTGGAGATGTGGCAGAGTGGTCGATTGCGGCAGACTGTAAATCTGTTCTTAACAGCACGGTGGTTCGAATCCATCCGTCTCCACCAAATGCATCGTTAACTCAGTTGGTAGAGTTCCTGCCTTACACGCAGGCTGTCGGGAGTTCGAGTCTCTCACGATGCACCAAGTTTTTGCCCTGTTAGTTAAATGGTAGAACACCTGTTTTGTAATCAGGGGACGGCAGTTCGATTCTGTCACGGGGCACCAAATTACTGCCGTTCGTTCAATGGATAGGACAGCATTCTTCTAAAGTGCGAATAGAGGTTCGATTCCTCTACGGCGGACCAAGTTTATAGCGTCATAGGATGTAATGGGGTGCGGTTGCCTCAACCTTGAGTGCTCAAGGTTTTCTTGCGTGGGTTCGAATCCCACATGATGCACCAAGTATATGGACATGATGTGTCAATGACCTGATGCTGGTCTGAAACTTCGTAATAGCATACGAGGAAGAAGTGGGTTAGATTCCCAATGTTGTCCACCAAGTTTTGTGCGTTTGGTCTAAATGTTAGGGCGTCATGACATGGGGCTAGAAACCTCAAGATGCGGGTTCGAATCCCGTAACGCACGCCAAGTTTTGTAAGTGTCAGCAAGAGAATGTCACGCTATAAAGGTTTCTTCGAAGGACTGATATAGTAGAAGGAGACGGGTTCGACTCCCGGCTGATCTTTGGAAGATCGGCGCAGATGGTTGCTATCTGGACTAGTATCCCAAGTGACGTACCGAGTCCCGGCCGGCTTAATTACACGGGTGAATGGTTCCTATAATGATGGTGGAACTACTTACAAATTCATATTGTTGGGGGTTAGTGTAGCGGTAACACTACAGACTTTGACTCTGTCATCACTGGTTCGATCCCAGTACCCTCTGCCAAATACCCGAGCATTTGACTCGGATTCTAAAAGGTGTTATAATAGTGTTTTAGGAGATAAAAATGAAGCACAAGATAATCGTCAAGCAACGTAACCCCTTCGTTGTTTTGGCATTAAAAAGAAAAGCGGGTAGTCATCGTAAGTCTAACAAGGCTTTGCGGAGACAAGAAAAAGTCCGGGGGTGTGGTGAAACGGTATCACAGCAGACTTTTAATCTGCCAATTTCGGGTTCGAGTCCCGGCGCCCCTACCATATAAAAACACATTGCATTGACTGCTACAACAGTCGGACATATTTGTAGATATGCCGGATATTCATGCGGGTAATGTGTTTCTATATGGTGATAGCTTAGTAGGAGAGTGCAGCCGGAGGCTGTGGGCACAGGTGCAAATCCTGTTCACTATTTCATTATATAAAAATACTCTAAACTGGACGCAGGGCCCGTGAAGGTTAAAAGTAGGTTGATCACTACGGTAACTGGAGGTCGAGAGTATTTCTATATGGTAATTATATAAGAACATATTAACAGCGTCGTGCCGGTCGCCGGACTTGGGTTGAATTCCCAATAGTGTGTTTCTATATGGTAATTATATTGAAGCATACTATATTGACAGAGTAGCGAAGTCTGTCTTAAGGGTAGCTCCCGTTAGTGTGTTTCAATATGGTAATTATATAAGAATACATTTCAGCGGGTCCCCCGTGATGGATAGTTTCTGTTTAGTACAGTATCCGAAGTGTGTTCCTATATGGTAATTATATAAAAACACATTCAACTAATGACACAGGTGGTAGCTGTGTATCTTAGTGGGCTAACGAACTACTACGCCTGAGTGTGTTCCTATATGATAACGGTCCTTAGCTCAATGGATTAGAGCAGCGGTCTTCGAAACCGAAGGTTGGGAGTTCGAGTCTCTCAGGACCGGCCAAGATTTTATGTGGTTGTTAGTTTAGTGGCAAAACCGCGGGTTGTGATTCCGCTATCACGGGTTCGATTCCCGTACTTCCACCCAAATACATTTGCCGATATAGCTCAGGTGGTAGAGCAGTAGACTGAAAATCTATGTGTCCGTAGTTCAACTCTACGTATCGGCACCAATGGAGGTGTGGCAGAGTCCGGTTTATTGCAGCAGTCTTGAAAACTGCCGATCCGAAAGGGTCCGTGAGTTCGAATCTCACCGCCTCCACCAGACAATTTTAGGAAGACGGGCAGGATGGTAATGCAGCAGATTGCTAATCTGTAGACTGTAGTAATACGGTCATAGGGTTCGACTCCCTAGTCTTCCACCAATTTTAATGCCAGCGAGACTTGGAAGTCAGAGAGGTCTTATACACCTTTTAGCGCCAGATTAGCGTTCTTGAGAGGGTTCGATCCCCTCCGCTGGTACCAAATAGCTAGACACTTTATTGAAACATATTCATCATTGGTTGTTGGCAGTTAAAGGATTGTAACCTGGCCACACAACGAAGTAGCTTCACTAGCACGATGAAAAGACCCCTTACGTCGAGAATGTGTTTCAATAAAGTGGAAGTGTAGCATAGCGGCTAATGCAGCACCTTCATACGGTGTTTATCGTCAGTTCGAGTCTGACCACTTCCACCATAAATATATCGCGGGATACGTCAGCGGCAGACCGCCAGGCTCATAACCTGGAAGCCGGAGGTTCGAGTCCTCCTCCCGCAACCAATTGGCTCCTATAGTTAAGTGGTATAACACGTCCTTGGTAAGGACGAATTCTGAGTTCAATTCTCGGTGGGAGCACCAGGTAGTTCTACTAGACCATATTCATAGTCTTTTAGAATTTCAAATTGAAGATCACAAATTTGTATTCTTCTTGTGAAGGTTGCAAATTCATTCTTTCGCATATCAATTTGAGTGTTAACAAAACCAAGTAATAAATTTTCATTATCAGTTTTAATTTTTAATCTTGCAACAATCTTGTTTAGATGAGCTACAAAATTATTACATACATCTATGTTACTAGTGCATTCTTGTTTTAATTCTGTAACTCTATTTGTCATTAATTGTATAAGGTTATCCTGTTCAGGATTAAAATTTGGTATGATACTAAAAAGCATTTGTGCAAGATTGTGCAATGCCTCATCTTTGATACTTGTATCAGTTCCAAATTTACCTGTAGTATCATATTCAGTTCGACGAATAGGATCGCTTAAAATTTCATATGCAAATTTTATACGTTTAAATGTTTCTTCATCTCCCCCTTTGTCGGGGTGATGTATTTGTGCCAGTGTTTTGTATTTCTGTCGTATCTCTTCAGATGTGGCGTGAACAGAAACACCTA